TTGCCTAGATCAAATAACCTAAGCATGCGCCCCTCAAAACTAGAATTAAGGCAGTGTCTGAATCCAAGCCAAAGCTTTCTTTCATCGTCATCACCTATGCCACTCATACCTAAGTGATTGCGGTATCGAGTCTCAAGCTCAACAATCTTTTCATCTATCTGTTCAAAAATTTGCGTTGATAACATTCCAGTACTTACCCTCTTTTCTAACTACAATTTCGCGAATGTCGTTAAACACTCCATCATTAATTAGTTCAACCGCCTCATGAACCGTGTCGGGCTCATAACCTTTTTCTCTGGTCAATCTATTCCATTTACTTTGAGCGGCAAGCCCAGCCTTTCCAGCCATACCAATCATTAACGGCAAGCTGTAAGGATAGTAGCTATCGTAGGTCATGAACTTTACCTTGCAATAAAGATTTCCATTAGCCGACACAGTGGCTTCTGCCATGACGTTGCTGACTCTTCTGGTTTCTTCTTTAACCTCAGCTTCTTTTAATTCATCAGACAAGACATATCCTTGAGCAGCTTCATGGGAAGTCGCTACATCTTTATCGCTTGTCTCCTTATTGAATTCTATTTCTTCTTCTTCCATGGGAGCTGGTTTAGGTTTGGCATCTCCGCACTCTAAACAAATCTTCTCATCCCAGTCATTTACCCTGAGACATGAATCACATATCCATATCTTGTCTCTTTCTTCCTGTCCCTCGGATACAGGCGATGGTTTTGCAGTGTCTATGCAGCCATGGCGTTGCATGTTCTCGCCATAATCTAATAACAAACAATCCGTTTTATTTCCCCAGGTTCTCATGCCTCGACCGCAAATCTGAACATACAAACCTAATGACTTGGTAGGTCTTAACAATACGACACAATCTGTTCTTGGAGCGTCCCATCCTTCAGTAAGTACGGCTACATTACACAAAGCATTGATCTCTCCTGACTCAAAATCCTTGAGTATTTGTTTACGTTCCTTTGCTGGGGTTTCCGCTGTGATAGCTTCAGCCTTGATGCCGCTTTCTTTGAGATACATACACATCTTGTACGCATGAGCGACAGTCACACAAAAGAAAACAGAACTAGTTCTTCCTTTGCTAAAAGCCTTGGCCACCCAATCATCAATGATCGATACAATGGTTTGGTCCTCCATGGCAATCAGCTCAAGGTCTGATTCTCTGTAGTCTCCACCCTTAAACTTTACTCTGGCTGTAGAAGCATCAATTACAGCACTGTCAGCCACTGCAAATGCTGAAAGCCTGCACAAATAACCTTGCTCAATAAGATCGGGAATTGTTACCTGATGCGCTACACCACCAAAGTAATGATCGTCCATACCATATATGTATCCTTGGCCCATTCTGTATGGCGTAGCAGTAACTCCCATAACATATGGATCGCCTATCTCTTCCAAGTGACCAAGTATCTTTCTATACCTACTGCTCTTGTCAGGAGCAACATGATGCGCCTCATCAATCACAATCAGATCAAATGGTTCGCATGCTAATAATCTTTTCTTTGATGCAAGAGTATCCCTACTTGCTATAACAATAGGCGCTGTTGCATCGTATTCATTTAAGCTTGCAGCCATAACACTGCAAGGAGCGCATGGCCAAACACTAAGCAATTTGTCTCTGGCCTGACTAACTAACTCCTGTCTATGAGCCAGTATCAAAAATCTTTTCTTTGGATTAAGTTTAAAAAGTTCCTTGATAAGAGTGGCAAAGACTATGGTCTTTCCGCTGCCCGTTGGCAAAACCAATACTGGCTTGGCAACTTGAGTGCCAAACCAGCATTTAATTTTATCAATGGATTCTTGCTGGTACTTCCGTAACTGCATCTGTCTCCGCCTTTTTTAATCCAACATACACATTCATCCAATAATCCAGAGCCCATTCAGAAAGATTAGGATTAGCTAACACTCTCATTACAGACTGCCTTTTTCTTTCGTAGTTCATAAACACCTCTCAATGTCTAATTGTTTGAGCTTTTTCTTCTTCAGTTAAAAATTTTGAATTAAGAATTTGTTTTTTAATCTGTTCTATATGTTCATCAACTTTTTCTGTTGAAAAAAAAGAATACAGATAAGAGGTAGAAAACGTCATCATCATGGTAGCCAAAGACTTTCCGTCAGCACCCTCTTCTACCAATGCATCAAAATATCCAACGATATTTGCAAACAATATCGCCTCTTCTTCGCTCGCATCAACATCCACATCAATGTCCATAATTCCTCCGCGTTACTCGAATTAAATCATTAGGGAGGATTCGGTCGATGAAATGATCGACCTCATCCTTATCAGCATCAAAGAAAACCTGCCGAAATTCTTTTGAGCCTACCCTAAATACTACTTCAACTACTTCGACCACTGCGCGTTGAATTGGGCATTACCACCCATCGCTTGGTCTTGCGGAGCAACCTGAGCATTTGCCACTGGTTGAGCAGCTTGAGCATCAACCATAGGCTGTGCTGGGGGCTGTTGCATTTGTTGTGGCGCTGGTTGCTGTTGAGGTTTAAGAAAAGACTTAACCTTGTTTTGAGGTCCATATCCATTGGAACCAGGTTCAACAGATATGTTCGCTTGGAATCTGCGATTCATAGTGCTGTTGATCAAAGGCTGTGATACCTCCTGATCTCCAGATAAACCACTCGCAATAATCCAAGACTTCAGTCGCCCATAGGCAACAGGTTGTCCCTTCACAAAGTTTTCAAAGATCTTTCGACCGGCAAACTGAGGACCAGTTACCGTGTACTCAACCTTTAACATTTGATTACCAGCAGCGGAAACCTTTTCTTCATAAGAAGTAGCTTCCAAGGTGTACTCACCTTCTGGTATTGGGGTGTAGTCCCCAGTTTCCTCTACCTGAGAGAGATTAGTTCCATCGAAAAAACTCATACGGCCTCCTTGACTATATCTTGAGTATTAGATTTGTTAGATAACGCAGCAGTGTAATGCGTATAGAAAGACTCCCAGCTAAAATCAATTTTATCTGGTAACTCGATACGCGACTTTGCGTCATATGCAGCAGCAAACTTAGTGAACAATGCACGATTACCGAATGAGACTGCTCTCGCTTTGTTCGATCCTTCCTTAACCGTATTGGTTTCGTAAGAAGCAAAGAAGTTGAAATCAACCCAATCTTTAATCACAGCGTTTACTCCCTTAGAGCAACGCATGGTCCACCTGTCATAGGGCTCTCGCTCAGGATCATTGAATGTTTTTTCCTGTACATGGGACAGAAGAATGACATTCATACCACTGTTTATGCATGCATCGAATCCATTAAGTAAATGTATCCAATACTCTTTCTCAGCAGTAAATCCTTTTCCGAACCCAGGTGTCTCGATACTCTTCCATCCGTTCTCTTCGCAAGCATGTTGCTGGCAAAGAGTGGAAGCTTTATCGGTGGTATCTAGAACAACAGTCTTATAGGAATGCTGCTCCTTAACCAACACCTCGACGCAATCTAATATTTCGTTCCATGTGTTGCACAGCGGAAATCTAGGCGCATCAATAAATGACAGCCCATCTTCTGCTTGAATGAATATTGGTGACTCAGCACCAGCGCCGAAGGTGCTCTTACCCACACCGTCAGTGCCTTGAATGTTCATTCTTACAACTGGTACAAAATTT